GCCGGACATATTCAGCGAAATAGTCGCTGATCCACTTCTGCTTTTCAGAGGCAGATGCGAGGGTGACTTCAGCCATTTCGAATTACCTTATGATTGAATCGAACGCCACTCCCGGCCCGACCGCCTGAGCCTGCAATCCTCCGGCTGAAGGTGCAGAGGCGATCGATTGTGGAGGGCGTTGAGGTGGGGGTGTGACGGCCGGAGCCGCCGGCTGAGCCTGCTGGGCCTGTTTCCAGGCGAGGTAGGCTTGAATCTCTGTCGGATCGTCTCCCAGCTGGGAGAGCGATTGCTGCTTCTGGTACTGCTTGACGGCATAGCCGTAGGGATTGCGCTGGCTCATCACTTCCTGGGCGAAGCCGGGGCGGGTCTGGAACTGTTCTGTGGCCCACGTCTTGGCTGCGTCCACCAGTTCATCGCCATACTTCTCCCTCGTGATCTCTTCCGAGAGGTTGAGGGTGGCATTGACGATCTGCTGTTGTGACCATGCCTGATAGGCGTCCGGATCCTCGAACATGTCGGGAGCCGGGCCGATAGTGGGTTGAGGAGCCTCCTGCTTGGGCTGTAGAGCCGCGAGACGGGCTTCAAGGTCTCTGACCTTGTCCCGGGTCTCGTGCAGCGCCGCGAGCGGCACCATCGGCTGTTCCTGTACGGGTTCAGGCTCTGGAGTTGGAGAGACGGGAGCCTCAACCTTCTCCTTCGGCGCGAACTTGCCGTCCGGTCCTCTCGGACGTTCCGGCTTTTCCTCGGCAGCGACTTCCGCCGGAGCGGCTTCCGGTGCTTCAGACACGACTTCCTCATTCGGCGCTTCTGCGCCGTCCAAAAACTCCAGCTTGTCCATGACTATCCCTCTGCTTGACGTCGCAGTGACGATGCGCCCGAACCCCGGCGGCGGGTGCTAGATGCAGTCTAGCCTGATACGCCCTTTGAGGGAGGCGGCCCCTATCCCCGCTGGCCCGCCTGAAAGCCCGATTGAACGGCCTCCAGATGCGGTCTCACAGCTTCGTTCTGGGTCTCGACGCCAAGCTTCTGCGTCTCGGCCTGTGTTTTGACGGTCTGCGCTTCCTTGAGCGAGGCAGAGGCCGCTTTCTCCCTGAGCTCGGCAGTGAGGCCGGCCATCTGGATCTGCTGGCCCTGCCCGCCCTGCTGAGCGGCTTCCTCGGCCCGTGCCTTGCGCTTCTCGATCAGCTCCCGCTTGTTGGGGATGCTCGACACCTCAAGAAGATCATCGAACGGCACTTCCTGCGGGCCGTACATCTTCGCCAATTCGGTCAGGGACTGGAACTGCTCGTCGGCAAGAGCAGCGGTGTCCGGAACCACGTCAAGAACGATATCCACATCCAGTTCGGCCAGCTGGTTTTCATAACCCAATACAACCTGCTGGATCTCCGGCATCCCAGTCTGCGGGTTCCGGCCGATCTGCGTTCCCGTCTGGGGTTGGTTGATGCCGATGAACTGCGGTGACTTCAGATCATCCGTGACCCGGATGTAATCAGGTGCCGTCCAATATTGCCGGCAGCGGTTCCACATCGCGCGGTACATGCGCATTTCCCACGCATGGATGCCCTTGTAGACAACCGCGTCTTCAGTCAGTCCTGCCTGCTGGTCTACTTGTTTCGACCGTCCCGAAGCCGAAGATGCCGACCTTGCCAAGATAGCCGGGTTCGGTCCCTGCCGGTCCAGTTCGGCTTCGGCCATCTGCAGCAGATTGACCTGACCGGTGAAAATATCCGCCCGCTGGACCGGCATCCAGCCCGGAGGAATGATTCCGTCAGGTCTGGCAGCCTCCTGCCGTACCGTATCGGCATCGGTCGCCAGCGCCATCTGCCCCATCTCGTTGGGCATGGCCTGCATCTGGCGGTTGCTGGTCTCGTGGAGGAGCTTCGACCTGCGCTTGTTGAACTCATCCTGCGGCGTTCTCAGATCCCGTCCGACGCCCATCCGGTTGTTCTCGCGGTCCACATAACAGGACTGGGCGACGATCGCGCATTCGGGCTGTTTCTTCTGGTCAACGTAGGGACTTGGCGCTGCTTCCAATACTCCACCGGCATGGAATACGCATCTCAGCCAGCCCTGACCCTCGCGGTGGTAGATTTCGACTACCATCAGCCGTCTTTTGCGGGCATCGATCCAGTTAGATAGACTGTCCCTCGGCCTGTCGCCGAACGTGTCATCAATCGTGATTGGCCCAGTTGAGCCTAAAGCGTCCTCGATATCCTTCGCCTTGTCCGGATACATCCGGGTCAGGTCGTCGGCATACATCCACTTCGCCACACCCATGTAACGGGCATCGGAGAAGTCCCACATCCTCGAGCGGGGATCGTGAAAGAACTCCTCCCAGCGAATCTGGGTGAGCTTGGGTCTATTGTCCTCTCCTACCTCAACCAAAGCAGCACAGGTGCCCGGAACTAGATAATCGTAGGCGCAGCGCAGTCTCAGTTCGTGGAAGTCGTTGAGGTCGGCAACAAACCGCAGCGTCTTCGACACCACATCGGCCGCGTCCTCATCCACGCCTGGATTGCGGCCATAGGCTCGGGGATCGGTCTCGCCGCCCTGCAATACCCCAAGCGTGCCGTTGATGCTCTTCCTGTAGCGGTTGAATACCGTGTCCGGCTGCTTGCGCTTCTGGAGTACTCTGCGCTCTTCGGGAGTGAGCTGATAGCCGTGGTAATAATCGTCATCGATCTGCTGCTCTTTGCGGTTCTCAGCCAGCAGGTCACGGGCATCCGCGAACATCTTCTTATAGTCGGCGAGGGTCACACCACCTTCCATGACTCGCCCTCCTTCCTGCGGCCCCACAGATCGGGGGGATTCTTCGGTGGCACTTGCGGGTGGATGATCGCCGGATGCGCCTGATCCAGAGCCCGTCCGATCAGTGAAGCGGTATCCACATCGTCGTCATGCTTGCCGGCGGGGAATGCGAGGAACTCACTGATGTCCGCGCCCTTCTCGAAATACACTCGCCCACTTGCCGCCATTGCCTGGAAGCTCCGCGCCCGTGTCGGTTTGTCATGCACACTGGGCAGCCACACTAACCGACAGAAGCTCTTGCGCTCACGCATCCTGCGCATCAGCGCTGGTTCAACTGCCTTCTGGATAACTCCGCCCTCGCCGAACCAAGCCAGTGGTTTGTACTTATCGACGAGATTCAGCTTCTCTTCGATCCATACGTCAGAGGTTGCCTGACCGCGCCATCCATCAACGCGATAGATGCAGCCTTCGGGATCGATGCCCCACACTCTGTGGACCGTGAAGTCGCCGCCGCCATCCGTGACGGCGTAATCACTGGTCCCGTAATAGCGGAGAGTTGGCTTCTTCTCCCATTCCTTGAACCACTCGCGCTGAAAGAACGTGCCTTCGTCCGGTTGTGGTCTCTGCTGATACAGTGCCGACCATTCGCGTGGACCGATCGTAGCCTTGATCCGCTCCAGAGCCGTTTCGTCGTACCATTCCGGCCACAACGCCTGGCCCTGTTCATCCAGGGCTGGCAGATCGAGCACGGTCCACTCGCCGCCCTCATCCTTGCGGCCCTGCAACTCCAATAACCGTCCGGCTAGATCGTCTTCGTGCCAGCGCGTCTGAACCAGCACAATTGCCCCACCGGGCATTAATCGCGTGAAGAAGGTTGACCGATACCAGCGCCAGACCTTTTCCCGCTGGATCTCGCTGTCCGCGTCCTCACGATCTTTGAACGGGTCGTCGATCAATCCAAGGTGCGCGCCGCGGCCAGTCGTTGCAGTGCCCACGCCGCAGGCGAAGTATGCGCCGCCTTGATCCGTGTTCATTCGGTCGGCCGCGCGGCTATCCTGCCTTAGGCCAACGTGATTGAATACCTCGCCATATTCAGGCGAAGCCATGATGTTCCTGACCTCGCGCCCGAAATCCGTAGCCAAATCGCTGTTGTAGCTCGACGCGATGATCTGCCGCTTGGGATTCCGCCCGAGATACCATGCCGGGAAACGCTTGCTCGTCTTTTCGCTCTTGCCGTGGCGCGGAGGCATGAACACCATGAGACGGTCTATCTCACCGCGCTCAACGGCCTCCAGAGCACTATCTAGCTTCGCCTGATGCCCAGCCAGTTCATAAGCAGGCTCGGTGTAGCTAGTGAACGCTCCCAGGCTTCTCCGCGCCCGCTCTGCCTGTATCTCCCGAAGCGTCGGAACTCTTTGCGACAAGCTTTTCAAGCGTGTCGAGTTCATCGGAGCTGTAGCCGCTAAGGTCATGCCGATGCGCGATCTCCGCATTGTAGTTCACGTCGAGCTTGTCGCCATATTCGGCGGCCAGCCATTTGCCCGCCAGCCTCAGACGTGTGTCGATCCGAACGCGCTTGTTGGCGACCGCAACGCTGTCATCCTTGCTCACCGGCTCGTCGGCGATCTCAAGACATTGCTCTGCCAGAGCGTGAACACCTCGCGCACGCGCCGCACGGAACTGTCCAGCGAAGTCAGGATCACAATCAATCCACGAATAGACCGTCGATCTCGCGGGCATTCTCACATCGGCACAGAGCTTGACGAGTTGTTCGCCTTTGGAAACTCTATCGAGAAGTTCTTCTACGATGTCATCGGCGAAGTCGCGCTCAGCCATCCATCGCATCCTTGAGCATGGCATTGAGCATTGCCTGGCGAGCGGCTCTGATGCGCTGTTCGTCAGCTGATGAGGGTATGTGAGGAAGCTGGCGTTTGGATTTGTCGCTCATCACATGTTGCCTCCTCACCATTCAGTTACGAGAGCGTAACCAGAACCATCAGCGGCCCAGATGCCGAACACGTCGCCGTTGTATGTCAGGAGCGCCGATGTCTCGTTTTGGGCCAGGCTGAAACTGTAAGAGTTTGTTGTATCCGCCGCGCCTGATCCGAGCAGCACATGGAGACGATTGGCGTCTGTGTTCTCGATCACGAAGCCGGTTCTGCCGGCTCTCGCAGAGAGAAGGCGAACGCTGGAAGTTCCTGAAGCGACTGCGCTCATGTCCGTTTACTTCCTGTTATCGCTGCGATACGTTATTGGTTTGTGTGCCTCTGCGCGGTTAGCAAAGGACTGTGACGATGTTTCATTCGTGCCCTGTGTGCGCCTCTGGTTCAATCCGGCTGCGCTTTACTGGATTCAGCAATCGCAACCCTGCCGATGGCAAGGCGTGGCCAGTGTTCGAGTGCCTTTCCTGCCGGCATGGCTTCGTAAACCCGCGGCCGAGCGCGGAAGATCTCAACGCCTTCTATGATTCAGCTTACGAAGCCTATGACGAGCGTCACGCCGCTGAAGCAGATGACGCAACCGTGATCGCCAAGGCAATGTCTGCTGGCAATCTCGACGGCATTCCTCTGCCCGAAGGAAAGCGTGTGCTCGACCTCGGCTGTGGTGGTGGCTACTTTCTCAATCTATGCCGCCAGCTCGGGGCAATGGTTCAGGGAATCGAGCCCAGTCAGCACGGAGCAGCTATTG